AGACCCCGTAACATTGCATTCAATTATATTATGAGGGCTGCATAATGTTAAAAGCTCAGTTAGATAAAGATTTCATAGCTATTAACGCTGGAGGAATTAGCGTTTGTAATTACGATGGTGTTTCACGTGAATATCTTTCAACTACCACTGAAACTCTTGCTAAAGGAGTAGGCCTTCCTGCTAATTCATGTGTCGATGCCCCTTTAGAAAAAAAAGACCGCATGATCGTTTGTAGAACTAAAGACCTTTCTGCATGGGAGTACATTAACGATCATCGCGGTGAAACTGTCTATAATACTGAAACAGCAAAACCGTTTTTTATAACTAAATTGGGGGATTATCCAACCAATACCACTTCAAAAGTTCCAGCTTCAAAGTTCTGTAAATGGGATGGTGAGAGCTGGGTTGAGGATGTGTTACTTAAAGATGAAGCCGATAAAATAAGTGCAGAAAAATATCGGGAAGATATTTTAAATAGCATTGATAACACAATATCGGACTGGAAGATTGAACTTTTGCTTGGAGATATAAGCGATAGTGACAAGGAAAGACTTTCAGCATGGATGATGTATAAGGCTGCAGTTAAAGCCGTCGATGTATCGACAGCACCTGAAGTGATCTGGCCTCAAAAACCGGAATAATTTCAGTTTTTCTTTGGAATGACAGATGGCGAAGGTCGCTATCTGTTAACTCACTTTGGTTAGAATCGCTCTCCACTAGGAATTTATATTTCTAAGTGGATTTTACCCGAATCGAAAACCTCGCCACATTATATCAATAAATGATATATTTTTTAAGAGGGAAACTGGTTGGGATTTCCCCTATAAAAAAGGTTGACCGCGTAATGCCATAAAACGGGGGTGATTAAAATCAGTCCCTCAAAAAAATGCTAGAGGCATGAAATTTCTTTACCCCTATAATTCTGGCGATATCAATCTAAGCATCACAAGATGGTATATGCCAGTAGCCGTCGATACATCGACGGCTACTGAATTTGCATATGCCACCCAGGCTAATAATTTCGCTTTACCATTATCGCTAATGTCACAAAACAAAAGTTCAACCTTTCAGTCCGAAATGGTTTCATTAATACTTTCCAACACATTTTTTCAATGCTTCCAGAAATCTTACATAAAGGTTTCATATTTTTTACCGGTTCCTCATACAGCTTGCGCTATCTCACACAGAACGCTGAACAGGGCTACATAAGTCATTACTTAGCCCTCACTATATAATTGAATGCTAAGTTACGTGGTCTGACACTTATACCTTTCGATATTCCAGATTTTATACTGGTAATAATGGTTGCATTCATACCATTGTCTGAGATCGCGCCTTCATAATTATTTGGATTAGTTCCATCTGGCATTTTGAAATCATATTGCTGCATATCAAATAATGAATCTTCATTTTTGAATCCTAAACCGATTACACCATTCGCCCCCGTTGCGTCTTGATTATAGTAATCAAGCATCGCGGTTCTTAGGGTCGTTGACTGCTGCGGTGTTAAAATTCCTCTGCTGATATCGACACCACGCCCAGCATCCCAACCACGAATAAACTCCCCACGCAAATCCGGTAATCTAAGCGATGGATATGCCTTTGCCAGGAGCGGGTAATCAGCTGCGCTAAAAGCGGCACCATTACAGGTTAACCAGCCTGATGGCGGTACTTCAGATGGCCAGGGAACAGGCACTCCAACCGGCAAAGCGGAGCCTTCTCCCAAACCGAGGTTTTTGAGAACCTCCGCCACCAGCCCCGCATCTTTAATTTCTGCCAGCGCTTTAGCCGTTTGCAGATACTGGCTATGAGGATTGGCCGCATCGACGTGCTTCTTCATCACGTCGTCAGTGTAGGCTTTCACCTCGATGACGTTGTCATCCACATACTGGCGCGTGGCGAGCACAACCGAAGGATCAATCTTCAACGTGACGGCACTGGTGCTGTTCACAATCAGAATCATGCGTACGGTCTGAGTACGGCCACTGCCTTCCTGCAGCTGTGGCTTGTAGGTTTCCGCGCAGTTCGCGACGGCAACCATTACGCCATCGGCGTCATAGAGACCAATCTCGCGAATCCAGAAGCCGCCTTCGCCTTCAGGGATAATCTGTTCAGCGATAATCTGGCTGCTGTTCACGGCATCCACCTTCAGTGAATTCAGCGCAGCACGGCGTTTTTCGCCAACCAGTTTGGTCTGCGCGGGGTCCGGCGTTGGCAAAGTGCCGCCGCCATCACCCACCGCCATTTGGGTAATCTGCAGTTGGGTACCCAGGGCTGCGGCATTGGCCAGCTTTGCCGCGCCCTGATTGGTCAGTAGGGCAAAATATTTCGTTGTCATGCTCTCACTTCCGTCAGGTCAATAAGATGGACCGCTGCGCCGGTGTAACCGGAACCGCCTGCGGTGATAACTTCAGGTGTATAGGGATAAACGGTTAGCTCGTCGCCGCTGTAGCTGGCAACCGCTACGGGTACAGTCCCCGTAGAATCCAGATTGATGGACAGGCCAATCAAATGACGGCTGACCGGTTTGGCATCAGCAATCAGCCGTTCCAGCTCGTTGTACATCGCTTCGGTAATGCCGTTGTCCAGCACGCCGACATCAATGCGAAAGGTGCCGGGCGCTTCATTGGTTTGCCACCATTCTTTAATGCGAATCAGATAGCCAAGCGGCTCCACCACACGGCGCAAAGAGCCAATGGTCCCTTTATGTTTATGGATGTATTCCGATGCAGCCACCACGCTGCGTTTGGTACTTTCGCTCCAGCCCGAATCCCAACGATCCACCGACCAGGCCCATGCCAGATAAGGCAGTAGCTCTACCGGGCAGGTCTGTGCATTCCATAATCTGCGCAGCGGAACCGGGATGGACTCCAGCGCTGCGCAGGCTTCAGCCGCGGCAACTTCCAGAGCTGATGAACCCGTTGGCAGCAGGCGTTTACTCATCGGATCCTCCTACCGTGATCTGGTAGCCGGTGCAGAACGCGGCCTGGGTTTTATCCAGCACCACATCGGCCACCGGCTGCGCCAGTTCGACGCGCTGCACGCCTTCAACATGCAGCGCGGCATACAGCGCAGACTTGCGAATATCGCGCCCTAAACGTGCCTGGGTGTTCACGAACGCCTGCAGTTTTGCCTCTGAAGCGGCACGAATGGGTTCGGCTTCCGGCCCCGGATAGAGGTACAGCGTGGCCTCGACGCGGTAATCCACAATCTGTGCCGACTGCACGGTGACCCGATCGGCAACCGGACGAACATCTTCCTCATTCAGCGCGGCATCCACGATCGCCAGCAGGTCCGTGCCCGCCGTGCCATTACCTTCGCGGGACAGCACCGTAACGGTGACGCTGGCCGGAGAGGGACTGATAGCAGAGGCATCCGCCACGCGCCCGTCAGCGCTGCGTGCATGAAATTCATAGGCACCCGATGGGCCCGCGACGCTCAGCCCTTCAAACGCGGCGGCAATGCGGGCGCGAAAATCTTCATCCCGTTCCATTACCGCCTCCACAGGCGGCGTAACCGTGTTATCTGCCGGCGTCAGTACCAGGCGTAGTACGCCGTTGTTGGCACCCAACTGGTCCAGATCGCTGCCGCTGGCCCAGGCAACCATCACCGCCTTGGCCGCTTCGTTAACGCGCTGGCGCAGGATGATCTCCCGGTAAGCATTCTCCTGCAGGAGTTTCACCAGCGGGTCGGACTCCAGCGCCAGCACCCGGGCAACCGACGCCTGCTCATCTGCAGGGTAGAGCGAAATCAAGGTGGCTTTGCGTTCGGCAAGCAGCGTTTCATAGTCCAGCGTTTCCACCACGGTTGGCGCAGGCAGCTGGCTCAGATCGATAGTAGGCATGATTCAACTCACAGGGACGGTTAACGAAAAATCCTGCGCGGTGTCCGCACGGTTGCCGGTGATTTCCACCACCATCCCGCCGTCAAACGCAGATTCAAAATTAATGGCAGTCAGGCTGATGCGCGGCTCCCACTGCAGAATCGCCATATAACAGGCCGACATGATTTGCAGGCGCAACCGGTCGTTCTGCGGCTGGTCGATCAGCGCCGACAGCAGTGAACCGTAGTTACGGCGCATCACCCGCGATCCCAGCGGCGTCGTCAGAATGTCACGCACAGACTGGCGGACATGTTCAAGTTCAACCAGCGTCATGCCCGTTTCGCGGCTCATGCCGGTGTAGCGTGCTGTCGTCATAATGGCGCTCCTGTGGTGCCACCGCTGTCGCCCGGATGTTGATGCGTATGCAGCACTTTGCCGTTGGAGGCGAAACTGCCGCCGCTGTGCGACACATCGCCCTTCATGGTGCCGCCCTGTGTGACTTCCAGCGTGGCGGTTTTAAGTAATGTGGTGCACTCCACCTCTGGCGTATCCAGCAGGATTTTGACGGCCGCTTTAATGGTCGCCGTCTGAATCCCTTCGGCTTTCAGGGCGCCGGTTGCAGGCTCATACTCAATGACCGCGCCATCAGGGAAGGAATAGTGCAGCGCATCTGCCGAGGCCGAGGGTGCCGGGCTGGCGTCAGAGAACACGCCGGGTAACACAAAGCCGCTGTTCAGCTCGCCACCCAGACTCATGATCAACACCTGCTCGCCCACCGAGGGTGCATTCCACGAACGGGTTCTTCCCGCCCGGGCACTCAGCCAGTGCAGCCAGTTGGTGGTGTTATCTCCGGTTTTTACCCGGCAGGTTCCCTCCTCCAGATTGATGGCGGCGACGGTGCCAATGCGGACCATATTGCGCAGCAAGCGCTTGATTTCTAATATTTGCTCATTCATGGCGTTAGTTTCACGTTGCGAGAGAAAAGCAGCAATCGAATGCCGTTTGCTCAAAGATGACTAAACAGCGCGTCAGCTGATCACGGTTGGCGCTATGACGTCCATTCACTGACCAGCTTGCCTTTGATATAGAGCTGCCAGGGCCGCTCTACATTTTCTGGCAGCGCAGGTTCCGGCAAATGAGTGATGTGTAACGCGCCATTCTGCTGCTCAACCCAGACGCGTTCGGTCAGTTGCAGAGTGATATTCACCCTGTTACGCCCTTCTTCCATCGCATCGAGAGTGAAGGTAAAGCCGGTGCGACGTTTCTCATCAGAAACCATGATGTCGGGCTGATTTTCCCGAAGCCATGTCAGCAGCGGAACCATGATCAGATCGATATCATCGGCGTAGTGCGTAATGGTGACAGCCAGCTGGAAGTGGTATTCAAACGACAGCGAGCTGGCTAAGGTGGAAACCAGGTTTCCGGACTGAATCGCTATATTCAGGTTGTCAGGATTTTGCTGTAGCAGCGGAACGCTGTTTATCAGCACCTGGCGTAGTTGGGTCACTTTCAACATCATGCTGCTCCTGGCACGCTTTAATCATCTCTACCTGCAACCCGCACGATGCGAGCGCAGCCTCTAACTGGCGGTTATCCGCCGCCAAATCACCCTGCGTTTGCAGGTTGTTCTCCGGAATGGGGCAACTTGTCACGCGTGGACAACCAGTCCAGATAATCTCGGGCATTGCTGAAGGCGGGACGGCTGTGCAGCCGGATAACGTCAGCAGGCAAAGCAGCAGCGCTCCAGGCACGTAAAGCGGGATTGGCATCGGTTTCTCTTCTGATGGTTGTTTCTCGATGGAGCGCCTGCGCGCTGGCCTGGTTTTGTTGCAGACGCAACGCCGCCTCACGTTTTCGGGTGGCTTGCATATCTGCATTGAGCTGAGCCAGTGCGGTGTCCCGACGGCTAATGTCGGCGGCTAACGTACTGACTCTGTGCTGTGCCTCATCCCGTTGATGAGTCATGACACTGAGCCGCCAGCCCGTTAACACCAGGGCGCTAAGCAACAGAGCGATCGCCGCTGCAACCAGTCGCATCATGCTGCTCCTTGTAAACACCAGGCCATTTCACGCTGGCGGCGGTTATCCAGGCCCGGGTTGTAAGTCCCTTTGACATATACCCACCGCTTAAGCTGCAGACAGGCGTCGTGCCAGCGCCCGCTGTTGATCAATCCCGCCAGCGTTGAGTTACAGGCCGCGCGGACGCCCACGTTAAAACCAAATGACACCACCGCGTCGTAGACCTGGGGCGGCATTTCACGCGTCATGCACTGGTCGATGCCGCGCTCAACGCGCATGACGTCATACACCAGATTCACGGCGGCCTGGCGCTCGTTCACCACGCTGGTCGGGGTAACGCCCTGCGTATGACCAATCCCGTTGGTCCAGACGCCAGCGCTGCATTGATAAGGCGAGGTGCGGCAGCCTTCGGCATCGGCAATCAGCCTCAGGCCAGCGTCAGAGGTTTTCAGCATCTTGATTTGCGGTACCAACGCGGCCATGGCCAGCACGGCCGCGACCGCACAACGCTTAGCGGTCTGGCTCAAAACTTAACCCCTTTAGGTTGCGCTGTTGTAGCTCGAAGGTTTTGCGACGGTAGTACCAGTTGATAAAAAACGTCGCGACATTGGTGCACATGGTCAAAACGGCGACGCCAGAGCCAACCATAAAGGCGATATCCTGCGGTGTGTGACGACCAAACCACATCAGGACAATCCCGATGAGGTAATTAATCAGAGAACTGATTTTTTCCATTGGCACTAATCCCACAGATTGAGGGTCTCACCGGTTGCCGCCTGAGGCAGCTCCGGTAACACCACCTTGCATCCGTGCGGTAACGTTGGGCCGTTTTCTGCCAGGCCGGGATTGGCGGCATAAACCTGTTCAACCGCCTGCTGCGTGCGTCCGTAGTAACGCCAGCAGATCTCATCGACGGTGTCTTCCTGTCGTGCGTAAATCAGCATTGATTGGCCCCTTATGAGCGTAAAAGCCGTGGTCGAATGGGTGATAAATCAAGCGCATCCGCTGTAGGCGGTGCCGGGCTTCAAAGGCCCGATCGGGTATGCGAAAACCTGTCTTCAGCATTGAATCGTCAGGCCACAAAACGCCCGATAAATGCCACTACCGGATAACCCGAGCGGTGCCATAAACGTGGGGGATTTGCTCAGCGCGGCCTGTACGGTTTTTCACGCCTGCCGTCGCCGGCACTTGTCAGGAGTAGTGTGTGCTTCAGCAGACGCTTGCTCAACGCAAGGCCGTCCGCTCAAGGCTGGGTGGGCAGGACGTGGAGGGAATGGCTGGATAACCCAGCTGAAAGGCGGAAAAAGGCCGGGATGCGGTGAACACATGAGCGATGACCCGCAACGATCGAATGCGGTCAACAGGCAGAGGAAAGTCGCCGTGATAAAAGGCAGGGCAAATCGGGAACAAAAAAGCAGAGCGACAGGGAGCCGGCGAACGCGAAGAAGGAGCGGCAGCAGTCAATGGATGAGGCAGCGCATAAAGGCAAACGGCCGGGCCAGATGGCTTTTCTGTGGGCGACAGTACCGGGTATGAAAAGGGCGATGCACGGTGGCGCATTCCAGGTCGGTGTAGCGGTTGCCCGCGCCTGAACCCTCTCTTCCGTTGAGATGGCTCAGGCGACGGGCAACCCTGCTGATGTCACAGTGAAAACGTCGCCGTCATTATTTTTTTAAAGGCGTAGCCGAGAAGACAACAGAAAAGTGGTTATCGGAAAGGGTGTAGTTAGCAGCGATTTCGGCGATCAAATTTAACGCTATTTCCCTGTCTCGTTCCCGGCAGGCTCCTTCGCTGGTGAGCCTGGCGATAAGTTCAACGCGTTCAAGCATGACTCGCTCATGTAATTCATTTCCCACAATTCCCTCCCCCAAAATAAACACTGTACATACATACAGTAGCATAGCATTCATTAACTGTGGAAGCGTTTTAAGATAGTTCGTAAAAAATTATATCGTGTTGATAGGAATCAACTTTTATCCGACCACCTGGCAGACAGGTTGGTGCCTGCTCCTGCCAGAAGCGTAAGAAAAATCAATAGATTTTCTTCATTTACCCCGTAATTCTACGGAATTTTCACCCCTCTTTTTTCGTCAGGTCCCGGCTGAGGCAAGATCCTGCACAATGGCTGAACCGCCGGTAAAGCATCGCTTCCGTTACTGAGTAAACGCGTGCCGCTGACAGGTGCAGACGTGGACCGACAGCTTAGCCAGGGGTGCCCTCCTCCTTTTTTCTCTCCACGCCGGTCGTCTGTGCGCGGCGCCTCAGATAACGGGCGACGGAAGAAGAGGCGGTCTGCGGGGTCCGTACAGTTATTAACAGAACTCCAAGACAACAACGCGGAATGCGATTTTTCGCCGTCCTCTTCTTCAGCACGTTTGGGCACCAGCTTCCAGGTTTTCAGCCGGGTCAAAATGGGCGTTTCGACGCCGACAGCCGTGGCATACACGCCCTTAATTGACTGGGTTTCTTCACCAAAGGCATTGCAGATTTCGGCGGGCTGATACCAGGTGCGCACCGCAAGCGCATCGCGTTTCACAAAGGGACCGCCCTGTGCATGAATATATTCCGCCCATTGACCGGCGTCAGCCGCATCATGCACCGCCGCAAATTCCACGCTCAGGCCATGCGCGGTGTCACTGTCTGCCAGACGACGCAGCTCACGATAAACCGTTACGGGCGCGCCACCGATAAACTGAAACTGACGGATGTGCCAGCGCGCCGCCCATGCTGACACCGCCATCGCCGTCTCCTTCAGGGGTTTACCGCTCTCGTTATCCAGCTCGCCGTCCAGCGCATAGCCATCAATATTCTTGGAGACGTATTTGGCAACGTAACCGGTCGCGCTCCCTTTCGCCGGATCGATCGCCTCCACATGAAACCGGGCTTTGCGTGCCTTTGTGCTGGTCAGTTCATCGCTGTCCTGCTGGCAGGCGTAATGGCGCACGATCTCGTCTACGCGAGCGACGTGCTCAGGGCGCATAAACATCAGCATGTGCCAGTGAGGCGTGCCATCGTGATGCGGCTCCGCAACGCGCAACCCAAAAATACCGATATTTTCCCGGTGCAGTTTGGCGCGCACTTTCTGCCAGAGCGTGCAGAGATAGCGCTGTGTTTCTGCCGGGCTGGCCCCCTGCCATTTATGATTACGGTGGCCGCTCTGTAAGGTGGCGTGATAGCAAGACGGCGCGGTTAAGGTATAGAAGCCAGCCCGGAAGCCCATCTCCTGACAAATCGTTTCGAAGCCCCGGATGCGCGTCATCAGTTCAGCACGGCGAATGGCCGGATTGGCGACGCTGCCGTCATATTTTTCGATCAGGCTGATGCGATTGCCCTCTTCATCTTCAAGATCCATCCCCTGAAGGAAATCACGCGTACGCCGACGCTGATCGCGCCATTCCGCCACCGCCATCGGGCTGGCGTAAGGCGAGTGCTTTTTATTGACGTTCGCCAGCGCGATATGCAGGTGTTCTCGCCAGAAGGCACTGATTCGACGCAGTTGCCCTTTCCACCATTTTTCCGCCTGCATACGCAGAATGGCCGGGGTCACGTCTTCAGGGCAGAATACGCGGGCGCTGACGGTTTCCCACAACGGCGGCATCTGGCCCAGTTCACGGGTAATCACCGCCGCCGTCATATACAGACGGTGGGTATAGCGGTAATCGGTTTCAGCGCTGGCCTGGGAATGCAGTTGCACCAGCTCGGCATGAATAAAACGGGCGATATCGCCCGCCAGCAAATCGGTGTCGGCACGGGACATATCCGGCAGGCGATTAAACCGTTTCATCAGCTCCCACAGCGTGCCCGCGGCTCTGGCGGCGCCTTGCTGGCAGGACAGGCTGCGGGCTAACTGGGCGACAACGCCTGGCCGCATATCATGCAGTTGATAACGTCGGTTCACAGACTCAACGCGTGGCAATGTGCGCTCAACAAAGGTTTTTGCTAAGTAAGCATTGGCCCGGGCTGTGCCCTGCTGCTGTTCCAGACTGGCGAGACGGCGTTTGACGTCCAGTTGCACAATCCGGGCCTGGGCAGCGAGGCTTTTCTGACCCTGCAGCCACGCCGCTATCTGGCGATTGCGGTGCTGCTGCTGGTCATGGGTAGGATACGGGCTGGCGATTGCCAGCCGCGGGGCGTTCCATGGGTAAGCGAACGACATCATCGTACATGCCCGAAATGAAGGCGCGTTCTTAACTCGCTGAGTTCCTGACAAGGCAGGCAGCGGGTTACGCCCTGGAGCGC